ATCTTCGTCGTCATCTGAATTTGCTGCAGCATCATAAATTTCTTGTATATCATTTAGAGCAGCATCGATCTTAGAAGTTTGATCTGGATCAAGTTCCTTCTTAGCAGCAAGAAGTTCGTACAGTTGAGCAGAAGTAAGAGCAAGTTGTTCTAGTTGCTTACGATATGATGGCATGTTTGTGTCATCATCATCATCATTATCTTCTTCTTTGTTTGGATTGTTGTCATTCTTATCTTGTTGAGAATCAGTAGCAGGACTTTGTCCACCACCTTCACCTGGATTATCTGATGTTGCTGAGTCGCTTGCTTCAGAAAGTTCTTCTTCATCAAGTTCTGTTTCTTCGTTCTTAGCACCATAGAATGCACCAAGAGCCATCTTGATGCGTTCTTTCTTAGACTTACCCTTGAACTTTGGATTGTCTGATTTTACGAAATCCTTTACGTACTTACCAGCACCCATAGATGGAGTAAGCTTTTCAGTAAGATCTTCTTCTTCAACTTCTTCACGCATAGCACCGTTGTCAGCGTGATAGTCCTTGTGGAATTGATCAACATAATCACTGAAGTCCTTAGCACCAAGGTGCTTCTTTACAGCCTTGTTGATGTGATGAATAGCATCCATTGGATGAATACCCATACCACGAAGGTGATGAGTAATTGCTTCGTATCCATCAGTATCTGGATAGTGATTAGCTACTTCAGTATTTACGTGGTGGGCGATTTGGTAGAGCTTACGATCTTCCGCTTTCTTGTTATCTTCCTTTGCTGAAGCAGCTTGAACCTTTGCAGCCGCCTTTGCTTGAGCGCGTTGAGCGGCTTGCTTTGCTTTGTTTTCTGCTGCGATTCTCTTGGCGTTGTATTCTTGAAGTTCTTCAGTATCTTCGTATACGTATTCATCTTCACCGCCTTCTGTATCAAGATGCGCCTTTACTGTAGTATCAGTCTTGATCTTAGGTGGATTGTCAAATACTTCACCACCACCCTTAACTCCGGTTGCAGCGTTAGGTTGGTTGTTGCGAATCTTGTCGATCTTCTTTACAACGTGCTTGTGGAAGAAACGCTTCTCATCACCAGCCTTTGGTTCTGTATATTTTGGATTAGGAACAGTACCTTTTGCAACTGAAGTTTGCTTATTTTCCATCTTATTCCTCTGTTTCTTCTTCTGAGTCACCGTTAAAGAAATTTTGTGCTACGACAATCTTTTCTACTTCTAATGCATCAGCTGCTTTACTTGAAAGGATGTCATCAATAGCATCCTTAAGTCCAACTTTGTCATCAGCAACGATGAAATTTACAACGTCATCAACTGTATAGGGCATAGTAATTCTCCAATTATTTATCTTTTATTTAGCTGCAGGACCTGGTGGTGGCATTGATGGCGCAGTAACTGGAGCTGGAGGAGGTGCTCCTGGAGCTCCCATTGGTGCAGCACCTGGACCTTGATTCATTTGATCTTGAGTCATACCAGGTGTATTTGGTGGTGGCTCAGAAGCAATTTCCTTGTCCATTTGCTCAATGTCTTCATCAGTCATACGTAGAACGTTCTTACGAACCCACTCTACTGAGTAATACTTACCAACGAAAGGATCGATCATACCAAGTGTTGTTATACGCTCGCGAAGGATTTCTGCATCCTTCATTTCAGCGAAGTAGTTGTCACGACGGAAGTCGAAGTGAATAGTATCCTTGATAGTTTCCCAGTCCTCAGAGGTCATTACACCTTTGAGAATAAGTTGTTGTTCCAGAGCCTTCATGAATAGCTCTGAGAACTTCAGTCTTAGACGGAAGATAAACTTTTGGAACTTGAGCTCGTCTCGAGTAATTTCAGAAGCTCGTCCAAGGTTGAATCCAGACTCCGATTCCATACGCGAAACTGGAACGTTAAGCGACTTGTAAAGTTTCTTTTCAAAGTAATGTACATCTGCTAGTTCTCCCAAATTTTGTCCAGATGGGAGAGTAGTGATTTCTGTTCCCTTACCTTCCCCTCGACGCGGTAGCCAATAGTCTTCAAGCATCGTCATGAACTTTCGGTCATCACGAATGTCGCCAGTCGTCGCGTCATATACTAGTCGATTCTTATGGCGAGTCATCATGTCTCGGACATGTTGCTCAGCCTTCATTTTTGGGAGGTTACCTACGTCAATGTAGAAAATTCTACGTTCAGGCGCACGACTGATACGGTAGATTACCGTAGCGTCTTCCAGAATACGTAGTTGGTTGAGAGGTTTAATAGCTTTGTGCAGGTAGCCAAGAACAATCTTATTGTCTTTATCAACAATACCTGAGGTTAAGTGAATGATCGAGTCTTTGGCAATTTGCAGTCCCTGGTTATCCATGTTTGTAGAAGAAGATCCTTTGAATCCTCTTTCATTGAACATATAGAATTCATTTTCAGTTACGTTTGAGTATACACCGTTCTTACGAACACGCTTAACTGTGCGGACCTTACGAATCTTACGTGGGTCGATGTAACGAAGTTCTTGAATACCTGCTCTTGGATTTTGAGTATCAATCATCACATGATAATACATACGTCCGTCAATATACCAACGACGGAAGATTTCATATCCATGCGTGTTTACTTCAAGGAGCTTTGAGATTACATCCCATTCGTCCTTGATCTTATCTTTAATATTGTCTTTGAGAGGAACGTCGTCAAGGTTTAATTCAATAACCTTGTCATTATCTTCTTTAACGATTGCTTCGTTTACGATATCATCAATTGCTGATTCACATTCTGGCTGAATTGACATTTCGCGATACTTCGCAACAATTTCAGCTTCTGTTTTAGCAGAACCTTCTAGGTCCAAGTATGTACCGAAGGTACCTCCAGCGGATACAACTAGAGCGCCGTCATCGGCTTCTTTTGCTGTAAAGGTTTGAACGCTGGAGGTATCTTCTTCAACTCGGTTAATTTCAAAACCAAATAGTCTAGCCATGTTACCTCACTTGAATAATTACGAACTACTTATTAGTTTCCACCACCGTCGCCAGTGTTTCCACCAGTAACATCAAACCAATCGTACATGAAGTTAACTGTGAACTCTTCGATTTGGTCAGTAGCACCCCAATCTAGTGAGATTGATGATACTGATTCTGGGTAGATACCATGGAAAGTATATTGGCGTAGAACGTTACCGCGCTTACCATATTGAGTAACAATAGCATCAGACTTATAAGCTAGTGGAGAAGCAGAACCAAAGGTACGTAGGTTACCTTGTAGTGAGTTGATTCTGTTTGACCATGTTTCTAGAGCATTACGAATAAGGAAGTCTTCGTCATTGATAACAGTTACTGGCCAAGCTTCGAATGTACGGTCACCAGCAAGCTTTGTCATACGGCCGAAGAATGGAACCTGAATAGTGCCAAGTGTAGAGGCTGGCAGTGAAGCAGCCTTACACATAACAGGAACCTTAATATCAGCAGCACCGTCAGCAGGATTGATGAACTGAACATGGAATTGGGTTTGACGAGCACCCCCAAATTCTAGTTGAGCCTTAAATTCTTCAATACTGAAAGTCATCTTAGTATTCTCCTATGTTTCTTTTATTTATTAGAACTTACCAACAATTTCGGAGAATTCAACGCCTGTTCTAACAGCGACAAAGTTAAGCTGAATGAAGTTGATTGACTTCGCAGGCTTAATGTAGATGTCACCAACGAATCGGTTACCATCGATCACTTCAGGAGTGTTGTTTGTGTCATCGCAGACTACGCGGAAATCGTAAATACCACGGCGACCTTGAACATCACGTAGGAATGGAGTCACTAGTGACACGAATTGTGCACGAGTGAAAGCATCGTTGAACTCAAACAGAGTGAACTTAGAAGCAGTTGAGATTGCCTTTTCAAGAACAATGAACAGACGACGAACGTTGATTCTGTCGAAAGCACTTGGCTTTGCAAGCAGAGTCTTGTCACCGAATAGAACAGTTCCTTGACCTGGGAAGGTAACAACTGGGTTGATACCGTTTGAGTATAGAAGGTCGCGATCTGCCTTGGTTGGGTTCCATGCAAGCTTTACGATGTTTAGGATTTGACCACGGTTAAATCCGGCTGGTGACCACCATGGGTCACGTACAAGGTCAGTACGCACGCATAGACCAGCTGTATCACCGTTTAGTGGAACATAACGGTATACGTCGTTATACTTGTCGTATTGATACTTGTAACCTGAGTCCATTACAACGTAGCTTGTAGAACGACCGAAAGCGTTACGGTAAGCTACTACGCTTGCACCTTCATTACCAGCGTTACTTACAACGTTGTTCTTTGGTGGTGAGATGAAGGCTACGCAGTCCTTACGAGCACCAACGATATTGTCAGCCACGTAGCCAGCAATAACAGCGCTGTTGCTTTCTGGACGACCAGTTAGAACTAGAGAAACAGTAATGTTTTCTGCTGATCTGTATTGGTCGTAACCAAATAGGATGGTGCTTGTAGCAACTGCAGTTTCGTCTGAACCGTCTGAACCATAATTGAATGATACAGTAGTTGGGTTAGTAGCTGTAGATGAAACGATAGTTGTGCTATCACCAGAAGCGGCAGTAGTAGTATCTTCGATGTTATACACATAAGCTGAGTTGTTGTTTAGCACAGTACGGTAGTAGTTTGTAGAACCGTCTTGTGTCTTAGCTTGAGTATTTCTTGAAAGGTTTTGGTAAACTTCAAGAACTGTACCTGGGATACCAGTGAACGTGCCGTCTTGGTCAACAACCACAACGTGAACTTCGTCAACTACTGAAGTGTTAGCACCGAAGCTGGCTTGATAACTAGAAGTACCTGGAGCACCAGCAACGTTGTTGAAGAACTGCCATAGACGAGTCACTGTTGTTTCAGTGATGTTAGCAGCCAACTTGTAGTTTTGAGCAAAGGTTAGGTTTACGTTGCTTCCGTTTAGAGTAGCAGCAGTGATTTGTAGATATTGAGTTCCAAGAGTTGAGTTACCAGCTGCAACATAGTCACCAACAGTAAGTTGTGACAGAGCAGTGTTAGCCGCAGTTGGAGTAGAGAAGGTCATTGCTGTAGTGTTAGAACCAACTACGAATGCAGTATTTGTTGTAACAATGTTTGATGAGAATGCAGTAGCACTATCGCATTGTGATACTTGTAGAGAGTTACCTAGAGCACCTGGGAACTTCGCAATGTATGGAACTTCACCATCAGTTGGGAAGGTTGTGTTATCGAATACAGCCTTGTTAGGAATGGTGAATGTGCTTAGTGGATTTGCGATAGCACCAGTATTACCGATAGCAGTAAAGGTAGTTGTTGGGTTTGCAGTCAGAATTGATCCGTTAACAGAAGCTGTTAGAGCCTTGTTAACTTGGATTGTTACTGTTGAACCGTTAGCAGTTACTTGGTTGTTGTACACAGTTGTTCCAGATGGAATACCAGGTCCATAAACCAAGTCGCCGTTTGAAATACCAGGGGTGTTACCAGTAATTACTAGAGTGTTTGCTGAGTTGTTGGCAGCTGTAACTGTGTTTGCAGAACCTGTAGTATTGGCTGCACGAGTTACGTATAGTTGATTTCCGTATGCAAGGAAGTTAGCACCAGTGAACCATGTTTCTGCGTTAAAATTGGTTGGCTTACCGAAACGAGCAACTAGAGTTGATTCAGAATCAACAAGGATTGGCTGAGCAACAGGACCCCAACGGTATAGTCCAGCTATTGCTCCTGTAGTAGTAGCAACCGCAGGCACAACTGTAGTTAGGTCAATTTCGCTAACATTTACATCTGGGCTTATTTGAAACGCCATGTTTGTCTCCTATCAGGGTCTTTATAAAG